ATGGCTGCGGCTGACGCAGCAAGGGCGAGAGCGCAGGCCATTCAGTCAGGAATTGAGGGTGTCGGACAAACAGCTCAGTCAGCTCTGTCACTCGTTCCGTTGTATCAAAAACAGAATGTTGGTGCTAGAAGAGATGCATTGGAGAAAACCACACTTAGAGGTGATGCACAGTTAGACCCCTTTGGAATGCAGGTAGCACAGGACAGCGAAGCGGCAGCTCGTGTGCAAGCAGCCTTTACAGGGAGCGGATTTGACACGTCTAATATGACTAACAGACAGTTCAGACAGTTTGAAAGGTCAATGACTCCGGCACAAAGAGCCGCTTTGTTTGACGCAGGATACTATAACCGCTTGGTTCCCGGTGGTATGGATTCTTTCTATAATATCACAGGACAATAATGGCAAAGACTTACTTTAAGGCGCAGCCTACCGCTGCAGAAACCCAAATCAATTGGGCTGAGGTTGGCAAGAACTTCAGTGACATGCTCACTGAGGAGGCCCGCGTTCGTGAAGAAAAGAAGGCCGCGATTGACGAAGCCTCTCGGCAGTATCAGCAAACCCTCAACGATGTAGAGCAGGGTCAGAGTGCCACCGCGAATCAGTGGTGGCTTAACGCTGCAGGAGAGATGCAGCAGCAGATGTTGATGCAGGACAGGATGCTGAAGTCAGGAGCATTGAATCCTCGTGACTACACCGTCATGCGTCAGAACCTTGTCGATGGAACGGACGGCTTGATAAATGTGTTTGGAGAGTACAATAAGGAGTTCAAAGAGCGCATGGACAGGTTTGAGAACGGAGAGTCTCAGGACTTGGAGCAGTGGGCTATGGCTGAGTTGGAGAACTTCGGGAACTTCCAACAGACATCAGTTGTCGTTAACCCTGAAACAGGAATGCTTAGTGTGGCTGATGTGGATGAGAATGGCAAAATCATCAACGACCCCAACAAGGTTCGCAGCGTTACGTCATTGCAAAATCTCCTTGCTCGTCGCTACGACAAGTACGACCTTGACGCAGCAACCACAGAGTTTGCGGGTAGTGTTGGAACGTGGGATACCATCTCAAGAACTTACGGAAGCGAACTTGCCAAGGGTCTTATCACTAAAACATCTGACCCATTCTTTAAGGGATTCACTAAGCAAGAGCTTATGGATTTGGGCATGAGCGAGGCTGATGCCATTAAATATGAAGCCGAACTCAATGTCTACACAGCGGGTGAAGACCGATTCGTGCAAGACATTATGAGCGTGTGGTCTAACACCTCATCTATCCTAACCAACAGCATGAGCTTTGCTCCCAACGGTGAGGAGTATACGTTTACGTTTAACGAAGAGCGGGCGGAGAATGAAATCCTCTTGAGAAAAGACCCGAAGACGGGACAGCTTATTGCTGAATACACTCCTGAACAGGAAGAGGCAGTAGCTCAAGCCATTCGTGACAGCCTGCGTAACAAGCTCGACAGAGAGATTGGTCAGGTTACACCTGTAGCAGACTTTACTCGTCCGACAGCGCAGCAAGAAAAAACAGCGGCAAGCCAACAGCAGGCTCAAGACTTGGTTGGCGTGTGGTCAGAGTTGTATTACAAGGAAGGCGAACAAAAGCAAGCATCACTTGATGCTCTCCTCTCCTCACAGAAAGCTGTTGACAGCGGCTTGATTGACATTAAGGTTAGCGACAAGCAGGTTGAGTTTGTGTATACCAATCCTTCCAAGAACAGAACTATTGCTATCCCTGAGAATCCAACGCAAGATGATTGGATTAGAGTCGGTGTCGAGCTGCACGGCATTGCGGATATTGATGACGCGACAAGGGCGGCAGGAAGGTTCCCACAAGACGCTGAGTTTGGTGGCTTCACCGATGAGCAAGGTCAGACGATTACGTTCGAGGCTCGAAGAGAGGGGCCAACACCTGAAGTTGACCCGGTCGAGGAGGTGGCTCGACGCACGGCTACCGCAGTTAAGGACGAGTTCTTCTTCGACCAAACAAATACTGATGTGAAGGCTGACATTGAAGCTATTGTTGCTCCATTAGGGTTAACTGTCACAACTGCTACACTTGGCAATGACATAACGATTACAAACCCTGAGACAGGGGCAACCATTACGGTCAATACCAACGAAGATGCTGCTGAGTCTGCAAAGCAAGCAGCAGCGTTGAGGGCTTTCATTAACGGACAACTTACCAAAGCTACTGCTGAAGCATACTTGAGAGGAACAGGTGCGGGTAGAACAGGCGAACTAGACTAATATGGACGAACTTCAAAAGCTATACGACGCTCTGTCGCGAGATGGTTACTACACCAAATCGTTTGAGGAGTTTCAGGTTCAGTACGAAGACCCATCGTACAGACAAAAGGTGTTCGATGTGGTTTCTCGCGATGGACTTTTCACCAAGTCTCGCGAAGAGTTTGACCAAAAGTACAGCCCGCTAAAAAAAAAAGAAGATACGGGCTTGCCATCGGACGATGGTTTGTCGGACTTACAAGAGATTAACACGGCTGCCTTTGAGGTTAAGACAGCGGATGACACACAGCCTGAAGAGCTTCAAATCACCAATAAAGCGATTGAAACTTCGCGGGCTTTGGCAGGTGTATACCCTGAAGGCGTAGACCCGCAGCTTGTTTCTACAGGGCCGGACAATCAATACCTTATTCCTACTCTTTTTCCCACTGAGGACGGAGGGTTTGAAACGATTGAGGTTCAGGATATCAATGACCCCAATGACCCCGCTGTGCTCCGAGCAAAAGAGCTTGGTGTAATACAGTTTTTAGGTGGAGAAGGCGAAGAGGTTGATACTATTACCCGTGACCAAGTCTTGCAGGGCGACTTCCGTCGCTTGGCTCAGTTAAGACCTGACGAGTTCGAGGGTACTTTGTTTGACCAAGAAAGACTGTCAGCAGACTTTGACCCATTTGACAATGCTCTGAGTGAAGTCAACGCAGAATTGATTGATGGCACTGAGGAGTATGCCGTACCTAAGTTAAACTACTTGTTTGGCGATTATGGCTTCACGTTTGAGGAGACAGGCATCGGAGATGCATTGACCGTTACAGCACGCAATGGGCAAAAAGCTGAGATAGACTTAGACACTTTCTTGGGAATGAAAGATGAGGCTGAAGCGAAAAAGCTAGAGGCATTCTTAAGAGAAAACAAGTCGGACAATACTGCACTTAATGCGATTGCGGGTCAACGCATCGTGGCGAACAATGAAGAAGAGATTCTAAAGACTGTAGAAGTCTTTAATGAGCAGACGGAAAACTTTGCTAAGGATGTAAAGGCATTCACCGAGGAGTACGCAGACTTTGCCGTAGAACTCCAAAGGCTTGAAGGTTACAGCAGAGAATACCTGAGAGACAATCCCGAACTGAAGGCTCAGTACGAGCAGGCTTTGCAAATGCAAAAGCAGTACATGGCTCAGTACGAGCAAATGCTTGAAAAGGAGCAAACCTTCAAACAACGCGGAGCTGAACTCGATAGGGTTGCGGGCGAATACTACATGATGGAAGGCGAGCAAGGCGAGTTTATGACCGCTGTCTTCAACAAGTTCATGTTAGGTGCGGCATCCAAGACTGCAAAAGCTACGGCTAGAGGCGTTAGTCGTCTGACCTATGACATTGCTGTAGGTGAGGAAGAAGAGTATGCTTTGGTGGCATCTAATGCTTCTCAGTATGATGTTGAGATTCCCTCAAACATTGACACCGATAGGGGTCGTGCTTTGTATGTCAAGCAAAACCACCCCGATGTCTATGATAAAATCCTCGCCAAGGACAAAGACCAATTTCTAAAGCAGACTCTCTACGGAGGAGACAGGTTTAGAAACCCATTCTCACAAATAGCTGCCAACACCGATACTGAACTCGGTATGGTCGATGCCATCGACAAGGGTGTGCGTGAGTTGATGACCTCTGACAACACCACGGAGCAGTACGAAAAGATGCAGTCCGAAGGGTTTTGGGGCGGAGCAATCTTGGGATTGGCTGAGTCACTTCCCGCGATGCTCGGTGGAGCAGGCCCGGCAGGATGGGCGCAACGCACAGCGCAGATGTATGCTCTTGCGTCAGAAGCGGTGTATGATGAGATGGAGGGCAGCCCTGAGTTTGACGGCGTAAGCGAGGACGAAAAGCGCATGGTGACAGTACCCATTGGCATTGCAGTGGGAGCACTCGAAACCTTGGGATTCCGTAACGTGATTGCGCAAAAAGGGTTGTTGAATGGCTTGGTAGCAAGAGCTATCGGAAAGTCTACGTCAAGCACTACAGCAAAATCTTTCGGTGAATTTATCAAGCAAGACGTAGAGAGCTTGATTGCTCGTGGGTTGCTTACTATTGGCGCGGGCGGTATTGCCGAGTTTGAGACGGGCTTCTTCCAAGAGATTGCAGAGTCAGGCATCAAAGACATTTACAACTCTGTCAAAGAGAAGGAGATGTTCGAGACCCCTGACACTTTCACAGAGTATTTCGTGGATGCATTGTATGCAGGTGCGCAAGAAATGGTTGGTGGTTTTGTCATGGGAACTATCCCTGCAGCCGCGACTATGGCGCAAGGCAACAAGCTCCAAGAGATGTCTGATGAGCAATGGAGTCTGTTCAAGGAAATCTCTAAGGACTCCAACTACAAGAAGATGTACCTCACAGAGCTGAAGCAAAAGGTTGCTGCAGGGGACATGACTTTGGAGCAAGCGAAAAAGGCTGAGGCTGAGTTGAACCAACTGCTTGGCGTTCTCCCTCAGATTGAGCAGGGCAAGATGCCTGTAGACTTTACGGAGGCGCAACAAAAGGAAGTGGTTCAGTTACTTCTTGAGCAACAAAAACTTCAGTCAAAGAACGAGGGTCTTAGACCCGTGCTTAGAAAAAGAAACGATGCTCGTATCGCAGCTATTGATGCGAGGATTGAAGAGATGATTGAGCAGAACGCCGCTGAACAGCAAGCTCAACAAGAAGCGGAAGAGGGTATTACTGAGTTCACTGAAGAAGGCGTGTCCTCAAAGACACAGGAAGAAGAGGTGTCTGAGGATGTTACGGAAGAAGAGGCGGGTGATATCGAAGAGTTCTTTGGAGAAGAAACAGATACCACCGAAAGGGTTGGTGACAATCTAAGCCTCAATAAAAAGGGTGACGTGTCCTTTACTCCTGACCAAAGAAAGGTGAGGGATAGGGTTGTAAGAACGGCTAAGTTGGGAGCGAGAGCTATCTCAAAGGTGTTGCCCAACGTGCGTATCGTGCTTCACGAAAGCAACGATGAGTTTTTAAGATTTACGGGACGTGATGGACGGGCGGAGTATATTCCTGAAGAACAAGTCATCCACGTCAACTTGTCGTCAGCCACTGCGTCAAGCGTGCCTCACGAAATCTTCCACGCAGTATTTATCGAGAAGGTAAAGACTGATGAGAATGCAGCTAGGGCTGCGGAGAATATGATTATGTCCGTGCGCAAAACGCTGAAGGACGACTCCGCCTTGGCAAAGCGTATTGATGACTTCGCGGCTAACTATGAAGCCAACTTCCAAAACGAAGAGAGATTGGCTGAGTTGGTTGGCATCTTGTCTTCTGAGTACCGCACCCTTGCCAAGCCTGCCAAGTCTAAGGTTGTTGAGTTCCTTAAAAATATCGCACGTCGCTTTGGTATCGAGCTTGGTTCTGACTTTGGTAAGACCGATGAAAGTGTGGTTGACTTGCTCAACACCATTGCACGTAAGACACGTAAGGGTGAGATTATCGAGGAGACTGACATTGCGCTGCTTGAGCAGATACCATACTCAGAGGGTGAGGTTGTAACTCCCACCGAAACTACAAGCAAGCCTCAGCCCCGACAGGACAAGGATGTATTCAAGGGTATTGACTTTGTAGAGGAAATACCTGTGGTATCCATGCAAGAGTTTGTGGAATCAGTGGGAGGCAGAGTTTTTGCCGTCACATCTGATGCTACCAAGGTTGGGTTCGACAGCAACAACGAGCGTGTTGATGGTGGCTTTGGATACACGGCATTCAAAGAAAACCTTGCAGGCAACATCGGATTCGCTTCGCTCGATACTGAGGTCGCAAAGAAGACGATGGCTAAGATTGCCAAGAACTTCAACGCAGGTGATGTGATTGGTGTGATGGTGATGGTTCAGAACCCATCGGCTACCATTGGCAACTACTACGGTGGTAAGTACCTAGGACGCGCTCTGAAGCAACTTCAGGAAGCTGACGGTGCTGCATATCAACTGATGGTTGATGAGGTCGCCAAGCTCCTGCAAACGAATAAGACAATTCGAGACGCTCTCAAGAAAAAACAAACGGAGCAGAAGCTGATTGACTTGTTGCGTGACCCGTCAAAGTTTACGGAGAACGAGTTTGCTCAAGAGTGGATTGCAGACACCACATTTGATGTGCGTCGTGAGATGCTAAAGGCGATGATTATTGCATCTCCTGAAACGAGAACAAACAAGTCTACACCTATGTACAAGACTATGTTGAAGGACGCGGGATTCAACCTGCAGGACTTCCTCATGGAGTACGGTGATGTGAGGTTGATTGGTGAGAATAACCTCAAGGAAGACAAGGGTGGCTTCTTGGTTGGCGGATTTAAGATGACCGTTCCTAAGTCAGCAGACGTAGCAGGGTTGATGGCTGAGGTGGAAACCAAGGGCTTTACCCACCCGCAGTTTAACGGAAAGCTACCTAGCACAGGTGAGCACTTCTTGTTCGATGGGTTGTACCCCATCCAAGAAAACCTTCAGGAGTTTGCGGTCGGCGAAACACGCATTGCAGAGGAGTTGCAAGAGGAGGCTGACAAAAGAGTCAGAAAGCTCGCCAAAAAGAAAGGCGTTGGTGTCTTTGAAAGAAAGTTTACCGACAAAGACTCGGATAGGTTTGTTCCTCCGAGTAAAAGAGGCTACAGAAACCTCTCTACTACGGCTAAGATTATCTTCAAGAAAGACAACCAAGACCTTCTTGTTGAGGCTACCCCACAGCTTGCTGCAGGTGTGGCGCGTGGCATGGGCTTGAAGACAAAGGGAGCTATCCCCGCAAGCACTGAGTTTAGCCCTGCCCGTCGTCAGCAGAAGTCGATGAATGACATCATCTCAGAAGCGCGAGATGCAAACTTCCGTGATGCCACCATCCGTGACTACCTGATTCGCGTTCGCAAGATGAAAGCCGAGGTGGTAGATGCTGCGCTTGAGGTATCGCGCGATGCTTTTGAGAAGCTGCCTGATGCGTTCAAGAACATGAAGGGTGGTATCAGAGCAGGCGAGGCTTTGTACAAGAAGGTCGAGAACTTCCGCAAGAAGTTGGAGAGAAGAAATGCTCGCAGCACCTACAAGACCGATGCTGAAATCAAAGCTATGGTCGTTGAGTTTGCTCAAAGATTGCGTGCTACCTACGACACCAACGCTCAGATTCAGGAGAAGGTAGACAAGTACAAGGCGAAACTTGAGCGCAACAACAAGCGCAGAAAGACACCCATGTCTTCTACTGAGATGCGTAGCAAGGTGGCTGAGTTTAGGCGTGACCTCGTAGCAAAGCGTGACGCAAAGCGTGACGAGGTCAACGGAAAGATTACTCAGTTCGAAGCAGTAGAAAGACGTAAGAACAGCAGACGTGTTAAGCCACTGACTGAGCAAGAGATTATGACCGCCATGATTGAGTTCATGGAGTCACAGCCTGAGTTCAAGCAGGAAGGCGATACGTTTGTAGAGAAGGGCGTTACCAAATTCCGCAAGGGACTTTCCACTCAGCAAGCTCAACTGATTTCTGCACTACAAAAGAACGTGGGCATCAGACCAACGCAAGACATGGCGGCCAAGGTTCGTCGTGCTCGGTTCGCCGTAAGAGAAAGACTGAAAGGTCAGAGAGACATTCAGTCCGTGAAGCGTGCGATGAGAAACTTCATCCGTCAAGCGTTGCCGCCTGAGCTTTACACCAAGAAGGAGGTCTTGGACTTGCTTCGTAAGGTTGAGATAGCCAACAGAGACAATCTTGAAAACCTTCAAGGAGAGATTGAGGAGTTCGTTATCAGCAAGAACGTACAGAGGCTAAAGAGAAATATCTCCAAGATTCTGAACGCTGACTACGAGGCACTGCAAAGCGGAAGAAAGAAAGGTGTCAAGGTTGACCTCGCCACACGCGAGCAGATAGAGAAGATTAGAGACTCTATTCTGCCTGAAGATGCAACAGCAGAACAGGTGGCCGAGGCAAACGAAGAATTGCAGAGGCAATGGAATGAGTTAGACAAGAAGCCCGACGCTACCGTTGCCGAGCAGATGGAGATGGTTACTCTTCAAATGATTATCGAGCTGAACAACTCGTTGGTCATGGAAGATACGGACGCAAACAAGGTGGCGGCATTAGATATTGTGAACGCAACTCTTGCCGACATGGTGGCCTTTGGTCGTAGCGCACTGCAAGCGGAGCTGTTCGAGGCCAAGCAGGAGTACGACAGACAGTTCGAGATTGCCTACAAAGAAGTTACAGGCAATGACATTGACATGACCGACGAGAATGCCAAGGAGCAGCTTGAGGAGCAGAAGAGAGAACGGGGTAACGAGTCGTCTAGAAACCGGGTAGCAAAAAAGGTCAAAGCCTTTGCTCGAAGCATTGCTGAATACATTGATGTGGTGTTTACCTCAGCAGAAGGTCTTGATGGTCTGATGGATAAAATCAGCATCATGCCCGGTGAGTTGTTTGGCGGAGCACTTCAAGACTTGGTTACGGGCAAGGTTGACGAAGCGTCACGAAACTTCAAGGCGAGACGTATGTACACAGAGTTTGCTGTAAAGAACAAGCTCGAAGAGTTGTACGGCAAGAATTGGCAAAGAAGAGCACGAGAAAATCGTGTAGCCAAAACTGAGATTGCTCTCAATAAAGCAAAGCTACAGGAAGCTCAGGATGCATACAACGCCAACCCCACAAAGGAGACCAAGGAGGCATTGGAAAAGGTGGTGAAGCAAACCACCCGTATGTACAGTCAGAATGAGATGTACTATCTGTACAATCAGTTCAAAGACCCCGCTAACCACGGTGCGTTTGAGAACATGTTTGGCCCGAACTACGAAGAGGTTATGGAAGAAATTACTTCCAAGCTCGACAAGGAGGTCAAGGAGTTTGCTGATTGGCAGGTGACAGAGTTCTTCCCTGAGCTTTACGAGCACTACAACGAAGTGTACAAGCGCGTGTACCGAACCAACATGCCTTGGAACGAGAACTACGCAGGACGCATTTACAGAGATGGTGTTGTGCCTGAGCCTTTGGATTTGCTGTCAAACAACAATGCTTTTAACAACGCGGTGAATGGAGCCTCTACTCGTGCAAGGGTGGAGAATACCAAGAAGATAAAGCAGATGGACGGAACAGATGCTCTGATGTCATATATCAATGACATGGAGTATTTCGCTGCATACGCAGAGACAATTCGCGACATCAACAAACTCTTCACTAACGAGTACGTTCGTGATGCTATCGTCAACAGGCACGGTCAGAAGACCATGAACCTGATTGACAATATGATTTCCAAGATTGCAAACAAGGGAACACGTACTGAGATGATGGCTTCGTTCATCAACTCCCTCAACGACGTATTCATTATTTCTCGTCTTGGTTTGAGTCCGGTCATCATGGTAAAGCAGCTTACGTCCACCTTTACCTACGCCAACGACATCGGTTCTAGAAATTGGCTGAAGTATTCTGCGAAGAGCATTCCCGAACTGAAAAAGGTTTGGACGGAGATTAGAGAGAACTCTGTTTATCTGCAAGACAGAAAGTACGATGGCATTATGAAGGCCATCGAGAGCTACAATGAAAACGCCATGCAGGAGTTTGTGCCTAAGCCAACAAAGGATTTCTTGGTGAATGTGGCTATGTACATGGTAAAGTTCGGTGACCGCTCTGCCATCTTCCTTGGTGGTACTCCTAACTACATGTACTACAAAGACCAAGCGTTGAAGCAGGGTAAGACCGAGCAGGAGGCGATTGAGATTGCAGTCAGAAAGTTTGAGAGAGACACAAAAAGGACACAGCAGTCAGCAGACCTTCAGGATAAGGATGTGTTCCAAACATCCAACCCTGTTGTGCGAGCACTCAACATGTTCTTGACTACTCCCAAGCAGTACCTGCGTAAGGAGATTCAGGCAGTACGTGCGCTGAACAGAAAGCTGATGGCGTTTGATAGAGATGCAGGAAAAGGAACAATCAAAGAGAACGTAAGAACTCTCATGATGTACCACGTATTCATGCCTGTTCTTTTCCAATACGTGTCGATGGGACTCCCCGGATTGTTGCGAGGGTGGAGAGATGATGACGATGACGATTTGATTCGCGCTGCAGTTATTGGAAACCTGAACGGATTGTTCATCTTGGGAGAGGTGTTTACCGCAATTGGTGATTACTTCACGGGCAAGCCTTGGGCAGGTGAAAGCACCAAGTCAATTGGTATCATCAACATTGTATCGGGCATCATCCAAAGGTTCAAGAGAGCAGACAAGATTAAAGACCCTGAGAAAAGAGCCGAGCAGTACAAGAAGGCGTACATGGAGTTGATTACCATTACAGGTATCCCCGCTCCCACCTTGGCTAAGTTGCACGACAACTACGAAGCTATCATCAGCGGTGAAGCTGACGATACGGGAGAGCTTATTCTGCGTCTTTTCAACTTCTCTGATTACCAAATCAAAGGCCCGAAGAAAGACGAGAAGAAGTACAAGACTCTTGACGAGCTGAACGCTGAGTACGACAGGGAGAAAAGAAAGGAGGAAAGAGAGGAGCGCAAAAGGCAGAAGCTCCTTGAGCAGGGTCTCGATGCAGTCCCTCTTGATGGAGGGTTGGAGGACTCAGGATTGGAATCACAACCTTTGTAACACGCAGCCATGCCATTCAAGAAAATAGGAACGGACAAGAACGTCAGCCCAAGCGGAAAGGTTTTCACGGACGCTCAGGTCAGACTGTACTATGCGACCGATGGCTTCAAGCCTTCAAAGCTGAACAAGAAGCGGAGAAGGAAGAGGAAGAAGTGAGCGTGTCCTCAAGGACACAGCAATCGGAACAGACCATACAGGATAATGCCGTTGATGAACAGCACTGTGATGAGGTTGAAGATGTCGCGCGGTTCAATATCGTTCATGGTGTAGGTGTTCTTGTGGATTGAAGTAGGCCATAAGCTCTTGGTCGTTGGTTGCGCCTTCGCGCGGCGGGCGACCTCCGAGCCTGATGACTCCGTGGATTTTGCGAATCTTCCCGTAGATGATACCGTCATGACAGGCCCACACAAGCACAGGCTTGGTGCGTGGGGCAAGCTCTCCTTGTAGCTTGTTGAGCTTCCTGATGGCGACAGGTAACGGGTATGCGTTGTCGATGTCTCGATGTCTGCCCTTGACCTCCACAAATCCAACAAGCCTTTCACCCTTGAAAATCTGAAAGTCCACGTCGTTCTCTCCGAGCTTCTTGAAGGTCAGGTCAAAGAGAGAGCAGAATTTGGTGATGGCTCTTTGTTCTCGTTGTAAGTGGCTGTCATTCTCGAACCTCATAGCTCCATTAGGCAGTTAAACGCAGTGTGCCCACCAAGCACAACGCCACAGCCTATGGCTTGTCGTTTGAAGTGACGGGCGTAGGCAGCACCGTAGCTGTCAGCGTCAATGCCGCATCCTACCTGCATGCCGAAGACCCGAAAGTTACGGCCAACAAGCCATTCGCAGTATGCCTGTGTGTGAATGTGCCCGGATACCGTGCTCATCATGTCGTTCTTTGCCTTGGTTCTTGCCGTGCCACCCTCGCCATGAACGTACTGCACGTTGTCATACACCACGCGCTCTGACCAATCCCAATCCGTGCCAAGCACTTCGTTGTAGGAGCGAATCCATTCCATCGGAACAGACGAAGAGAACGCCTTGCGCATGATGATGCGGTCGTGGTTTCCAATGACTACATCTGCAATCGGAAACGCATCAGCCCACTTCGTGACCTGTGCAATAGCATAGTCAAGCTCAGTACCACCCGACATCCCGTTGGGGTCGGTCTCGTGGTAGCTTGCGTAGTGGTTGTCCAAGATGTCCCCAATGAAGACTACTTGGTTCAGGTTGTACTTGGCGTACACGTCCTTGCAGAACTCAAGGTATCCATCAAGACAAAAAGGAGCGTGGATATCGCCAACGACGAGTATCCTCCGCTCCTTCTTCATTAGGTTTTCGTAAGCTATTCTTTTGTTTCCCTTTAGCCTTGGTCTGCTTTCAGATTTCATCATCTACAGAGTTTCTTATTTCAGCAAGCCGCTCCATCTGTTCATCAATCGCGGCTCTGACAGAATCAAACTCCCTGTCTACCAATCCCTCATACACCCTGTTGTTGCAGTCGTGAAGAGATTCCATCAACGTATTGATGTGGTTCAATCTTTCTCGTTCAACTGCGGTGGGAGGGGTCATCTTCTGTCTACGTCCATGAGGAATAAATCGCCTGTTGGTTTGTGAACTTTCCTGATGGCCCTGTATATCTCTTGGGATTTCCTCTTCACCTCTTTCCTCTCCGCTGTGGTAGAGTCAGTTCCGAGGGCGCAATACATTGCCGCATCAATGCGTAACAGCTCGTCAATCTTCTTCTTGTCAGTCCATGTTTTGAACTGAACAATCTTGTCGATGTCGTTGTTAGTGTAGTCCATTGAACCAAGTATTCAGCTTGCGCTCGACGTCTTCTTCAGCACCTATAGGAGTTCGCTGACTAATCAACTTTACAATCCCCTGTAAACGAGTGGCTTCTGAAGCCTCGGCTTCGCGCTCAAGGCGAAACTTTTCAAGTTGGGAATATAAATTACAAACCTTTTCCCTCAAAGAAAAAACTTCATTTTTTAGCTCTGACCTCTCCATCGTGTAGACAGGGTCGAAGGTGTCCATGTATACGGCCTTGGACTGTTCGTACATCCTCTTGAGCAGGGCATCCTGCTTGGTATATGCCCTGAAGTTCTTGCAATAATGACAGATGGTGGCGTGGTTTTTACCCAAGTACCTACCTATTTCTGACTTGCCGAACCCTCTTTCCCACAGGATGTATGAGAAAATGATGCGTGCGTTTACATACTCACGGTCTCTCCGTGGGTCGCAGATGTCGAGGTCGCATACCTCCTGAACCGCATTTCGCAGGACATCAAACTCCGTTTTGGTTTCGCTGTGCATGATATTCGATTGTATTGTTATCTAAAATAAAGTCGAGATAATCGTCGCACGAGATGGCAACGATATCTAAGAGCAGGGGAAGTTCGCCCTCCTGATTGAGGTACTCAATAGAATAAAAGACAGGGTCTTCCCCACGAATGACTCCTCCTGTGATTTGACTCCAACCCTCAGCGGTTGGTAGATACTCAAGCGCAGGGAGGATGTCCTGCAACAATTGCTTTCTGCGCTTGATGGTAAACTCTGCAAGCTGTTCAACGAACCATTCTTCTATCTCGAAATGACCATTGTCAAACACCCCTGTAAACTTCGGTAGTGCCATATCGTTCTAATTCTTTTAGCCTGTACTCCTGAAGCCTTGACAGCTTCCCTTTAGGCGTTTTAACCTCTGAAAAGATTACATTAGAATCAGGCGGAATAGCGACGATATCAGGTATACCGTTCTTATTCGTCTTGATTAGTTTGATAACGTAGTATCCCTCTGCTTCGAGTTGCTTTATTCTTTTCGATTGTATCTGCTGTTCCGTCACCTATCAAATATACGAAACGCATACCCGTTTATTCTTTGTTCAATTTCTTGAAGTGGTTTACGGTGAAGTCGCGCTTCTTGGTTACGGCCTTGTAGATGTCCTTCTCAATGCCACCACGAGAGAACACCCAATACACATCTGACTCAAGCCTCTCCTTCGTCGTCATCCTATCTCGCGATTGCCAATAGCTTGTCGCAGAGAAGTCGATGTTGTAGTACACCAAAGCGTCGGCCTCTCGTAAGGATATACCCTCACGTCCGCTCACGATTTGTAAGGCTATGTTCTTACTTGTTCCTGTGAACTTATCGAGGTCGGTAACGAGTGTGTCTTTGAAGACACGCTTGAGTGCCTCAAGTTCTGCCTTGAACTTGTAGAAGATGCCAATCTTCTTGCCCTCAAACTTCTCCTTGATGAACTCAGCCTTGCTTAGGTCAAGCACCGTGGACTTGCCGGACTCGAACTTGATAGTCCCGGAGTAAAGCTGATGGAGCTTCATCATGAGCTTGACAGGGGTGTCAGCCAAGATGACCTCGTCCTTACCCTCCACAACCAAGTCCCTCTTGAGCCTCGCGGCAAGGCTGTACGTCAGGTCAGACATCTCCACTTGCAGTACGTGCTCTCGCGTATCGACCTTGAAGCCCGCCTCCTTCTGTGAGAAGTTGATGGTGAACGGTCTCATCGCTTCGAGGATGGTGTCCAATCCCTTGGAGTAGTCGTTAATCATCAACCCGTTTATCTTCTTCTGAGTGACCCGCGCGTACTTGTCGCAGAATCGGTAGAAGTTTTTGAACTCAGCAAACGGGTTGTTGGGAATGCCGTACACCTGATGATACATCTGACAGTATGACTCAGGTGTCGGTGTCCCCGACAGCAGGATAACCTTTGGGCTATAACGCTTCACGATATCCCTCACATCCTTGGCCCTCTTGCTTGGCTTGGGGAACGCACCGATGCTGTGTGCCTCGTCAAGGATAACGATGTCCCACTTCACGTCAGGAAGTTTGTGCATCGACTCGTAGTTGATGACGAACAGGGAGTATGATGGGCATAGCTTGTCGCTGTCTGCGGTGATAGAAGAGATGGCCTTCTTCTTCGTTATGAACAGGACGTTGTCCACATCCATCTCGTCGCAGATACCGAGGCTTGTAAGGGTCTTGCCTGTACGCACCTCCATCGCCAAGTAGAGGAAGCCCGTGTCCTTGAGGACACGGACTCCCTTTTCAATGATGGCTTCCTGATAGTCTCGGAACTCTATCTCTGATGACTTCTTCATCTGCTCTGCATAGTATTCAAGGCTGTTGGAGATACGCTCTCTGACAAGTGGGTCAACGTCGCGGTACTTGTTGACCTGCACCTTGGTCGCGGCACGACCACGCCCCACGGTTCTCTGAACCTTGGCGTTGATGATGCGGTCAAGCCTCTGAACGCTCCGGTACATATCAGCGTCGCTGAAGTACGGCTTGCGCTCGAAGACCTCCTTGTCTCCCCACATGAAGGTCTCAACCTTCATTGTATTCGGCTTCGAGAATCATCTCCAAGTAGTGGATGGCCTTCTTGATATCCTGCGCCTTGCCCTTGTCGCGGTGGCGGGTGACGTACTTGATGACGTTGCCCTCAAGGTATCCCATCTTGTTCTTGAGGATGTACTCTACAGGCTCGATGGCTCCGTTCTTGTAGTGTTTCTCTCCCTTCTTCTCAAGGCTCTTCATGTTCTTTGGTTTAGAGTGTGGATAGTTGTTGACGATATTCCATACCGTGCCATAGGTAAGGTCGAGGCGGGAAGCGATGTCGCGAAGGGATACACCTCGCGCGTTGAGTCTGCGCACTGCGATGTTGCGCTCCTCTTTCATTAGATTCTTTTTCATGATGATTAAATTAAACGGGTTTGAACTTCTACTTCGTGCTTGTTTCTCATTCGCAACCAACGGCCTGATGGGTCGCGGCCTTCTTCAGGCGTAACGCCTGTGGCAAAGACAGCGTATGCCGTAAGCCACTTATAGAATCGAGTACGGCTGATGGTCATCTTGGCCTTGGGTGCATAGTCAGGGTACTCCTGAATGAACTCATAGTACAGGTCTTGCTTCATCAGCTTGACACCTACATCAAGGTGCGAGTTCTTGGGTGTCCCTTCAATCAGACCACACCATTCGATGAAGTCATGGCTTGTCTCTGCTGATAGCTGACGCACCTGAAGGTTGACGAAGGAGGACTTGACCAAGCCTGTCTTGAGGTATCCCTGCAAGCAAGCGACCATGTAGTTGTCGAACAAGCACCAATCCTCATCGTTCCAATCGGCAAAGAAGTGCTTGCCAAACTCGTCGAGAGGTGTGTGGTTTTTGGTGTAGTGCTGATGCAGTTCCACCTCCCACTTGCGTCGAGCGAATGAGTTGCCCGTACCCTTGATGGCATAGTTGGTGGTGATGGCAATCTTCGGTGACTTGCTGAACGGAATCTTGATGGCATCCTTGTTCTTCTTCTCCAACGTCAGACCCTCGGTCACCACGCTGAAGAGCCTCTCGAAGTCAAAGTTCTTCTTCACATCATCGAAGCACAGCACCTGCGTGTCTGCACTTACGGTCTGATATGGGAAGGACTTCTCGAATGCAAACGCCTTGCCGTCGATGACTACGAGTTTCTTCATCTGACTGAGTGCGTTCATGAACAAGCCCTTGCCTGTTCCGCCTTCAGGGTTGTCGCTGATGACCTCGTCGTTGAGGATGACAGCCGGGCAGTACGACAGGTTCTTGTATCCGTGCATGAGGAATCCAATCGTTGACTCCATCGTAGCGATACGCATATCGTTGTCGCCGCAGATGCGTGAGATGAACTGACCGTAGACGCAACCTTGGTATTCACATTCCATGAACTTGCGGTCGATGACGTGGTCTTTCCAAACGTACCCACCGAGGTCGAGGTAGTCAATGGTCTCTACTGCATCCTTGGTGATTTTGACAGCGCAGTTCCTGTAGTACAGGTACGATGTGTCCTTGGTATCCTCGATGAAGTAGATGTCAATCGTTGACAGCAGGGACAGGAACTCCTCGCGAAAGAACCTGACGTTGTCAGCGAAGTAGTTGTACACGCTGATGTCGTCAAGTTCAATCAGGTGGCTCAGGATGAAGTCCTTGATTTCTTTCTCCGACGTGTGGTCGATGAGGTTGTTGGTGACCTTGACGAAGATGTAGTTGCGCCCACCTTCGGGGCAATACTTATAGAAGCCGTTGTCTTCCAAGAACTGCTTGAACAGGATGTGTACGATTTTGATTGTACCCTTCTCGTTCTTTTCCCAAAACGTCTGCATTGAGTTCTCCTCCTCGACTCGGTTGAGGACAGCGTCAATCGTATCGCTATCAAGTGCAGACTCTTCGAGTTGATAGCGTATTTCTTTTTTTGACACACCGCGTTTCATCTTGGTGCGGATGGTGTTCACCCTGTCTTCGTCCTCGTAATACTTCGTGCCGAAGTTCTGCGTGTGTTCGTATGCCGAATCAATCGTGCGTTGAATCTCGCTCTCAGGAAAGTCCTGCGTAGCGTAGTTGTTCAGGACGTAGGACGCAAGGCTCTTGTTGATGCCGTAGTCGTTGAGGGCCATAGCAAGAACGAACGTGTTCTGATTGCGCTGTCCCTCGACCATCGGATACTTCTTCGTCCACCACTTGATGAGGATGTCTACAATCTTGTTCTCGTCGGTGATGGGAATGGTTGGTGGGTCACGACGCGACACGAGTTCGCGATACTCAGGCTCGTCAATCTTATCCCACAGCGAGGCGTTCTTGTTGACGTACAGCACAGGGTCGAATGACTCGTAGCATACACGGCTGAGGTTCTTGCACGTCTTGTCGAAGTGCGGGCTGTCGAAGTGCTTCTGAAGTGCGTTGAAGTAGTTGACGTGGTTGTCAGGGTCAGCAGGTACGCGAACCAAAACCTTCAAGCCATTGCCGGACGGACTGACGAACGCGGCATAGACGTATGGGTCTTTGGTAAGGTTCTCCTTGTGGCTGATGAGTTCCTTCTTCTTCTCATACCCATCGAAGTCCAAGCAGATAAGTCCGCTGTGTTCGACGAGTGACTTGTCGTTGCGCTTGTTGAATGTTCCGCTGAAGCAGATAGCGGGGAGACCCTTCTTAAGTTCATTGCGCTCTGTCTTGTTGCGCTCTGCCCTGATTCTCTTGACAAGGTCTTTGGTTGCTCCCTCCTTGATTCTTTGTAGGACTACATCGACGGGGCGATGGAAGGGAGTGGCAGTCTCTACGATATTCCTAAAGAGTGTGACGGTTGATGCCATAGCTGTGCTGAATTTGTGCTGATTAAAGTATTCACTATCAATGAGATGTCGATAATGTCGATTTTTTTCTCCGAGTACAAGAGAAAATAAAAGTAGAGTGGAGAGTAGTAGTAGTTAATGACGAAACTATGTCGGCATTTTTTGGGGCAAAAAAAGGGGAGACCGAAGCCTCCCCTTCCTACTCAACACAAATGGTTAGAAAGGCAAACCTTCTGCAGGGGACTCTACTTCCTGCGGTTTACTTTTCGCCACAGTTTTATTTTGGGTGTCGCCTTGTGGCTTAGGCTCCCATGTATCCAACTCGGTGTAGGGCTTGCCTGAGTCCTTACCGATTTTCATTTCTACGTTGACCCAACCCTTCTTCTCGTGCTTGGTCAGGAACTTAATGAACTCCTCGACCTTAAAGGAGAGGTGTCCGATGACCCAATCAGGGTCGGTGTCTTTCTTCTTGATGATGAGACCGTCAGGGAAGATAGCTTCTTTTTTATTAGACATGATTTGAGTATTGATTAAACAAATATACGAAACTTTCTACAGTTTCAAAGGATTTCGTGAATAAAATATGCGTCGAGACTTTCGGTTGGGTTGTCCCCGAAGAACTTACGGTACTGCTCGACGGCTTTGCGAACCTTTGCCTCGCCTCCTTCGATGAAGGTTGGTGAGGTCTCGAACACACCGATGGTTCCTGTTCCCTTCTCAACTACATAGAACACAAGAGGTCGGCCAAACATCTTCGAGTAGATGTACGCTTGGCTGTCGTAGTTATACTTCTTTGCGCTCCAACGGAAGTCAGCAATGTTTGATGTGGTCTTCAGGTCAATGACCATTTCAGGGTGGACGATGTCGGCCTTACCCTTCCACATCTCACCTGCTATCTCCATGACGGCAGGAACTTCGTACTCGCATTCGTCGTGACGGATGTCGTCGAACAAGTCCATGTTGCCGAGCATACTTCTGACACAATCTTGAATCTCGTCGCGCTCTTTCTCAAGCAGGGCGAACGGGAGTTCATTCTCCAAGCAGTAGTCCTTGTACGCCTTGGTGCTTCGTGACGCTACAGGTACGAAGTCCCACACCTTTGCCTTCTCAGGTTCGAGGATAAGCTGATGGAAGTACCTACCCTTTGCGAACGCAGG